CTCTGCGGACGCGAGTCTCCAGCCGGCGATCCGGCAGATCCTTCGCAACCGGGCACGCTACGAACTCAGGAATAACTCCTACGCCGCGGGCATCGCGAGCACCTGGAGCAACGACCTGGTCGGCACCGGCCCCCGGCTACAGCTCGACCTCGGCCCCGACGTGTCGCCCGAAGCGGTCCGTTCGGTCGAGAATGCCGTGTCCGATTGGGCCGACACGATCGACCTCGCGAAGAAGTTGCGGATCTCAAAGACTGCCAAAATCTCCGACGGCGAGGTTTTCGGCTTGAAGACCTCCAACCGCCGGCTCCGCGGCGTGCAGCTCGACCTCAAGCTGGTCGAGGCCGACCAGGTCATGTCGCCGGCCGGGTTTTACAGCACCGAGCACGACGTTGACGGCGTGCGGTTCGACGCCGATGGCAACGTCACAGACTACTGGATCTCAAAGAGGCACCCGGGATCGCTCTCGCAAGCGTTCCTCCTTGATGGCGACTGGATCGACGCGAACTATGTCTGCCACTGGTATCACGCGACTCGCCCGGGCCAGCATCGCGGCGTGCCGGAGATCGCTCCGGCCCTGGAGCTGTTCGCGTTGCTTCGCCGGTACACGCTCGCCGTGGTGACCGCAGCCGAGACGGCTGCCTCGTTCGCCGCGATCCTCAAGACGACCATGCCGGCCGACGGGTCCGGGGCCGCCAGCCTCGAGACGCTGGAAACGATGCCCATCGTCCGCGGTATGGCGATCGCCGCCCCCGACGGCTGGGAGCCGGTCCAGATGCGGGCCGAGCATCCGACCTCGAGTCACGACGCATTTGTGCGTCGGCTCATCAACGAGATCGCGGCCGCGTTGGGTATGCCCTATATCGTGGCCTCCCTCGATTCCAGCTCCGCGAACTACTCGTCGATGCGCGGCGATTACCTCGTGTATCGCAAGAGAATCGCGGTCGAGCGGTCCGACATGGAACGCACGTTCCTCGACCCGCTCCTCTACTCGTGGCTCGACGAAGCCGTCGCCGTCCCCGGGCTCATCCCCCGCGGTCTCCCGCCCTTCGCGGCATGGAACTGGACGTGGGTGTGGGACGGATTTGAGCACGTCGACCCACTCAAGGAAGCCGACGCCGACGCCGCAATGGTGGGCGGCAACATGGCGAGCCTCGCCGAAGTCTGTGCCAAGCGTGGCCGCGATTGGCGGGTCGTGCTCCGGCAGCGGTCGATCGAGCGACAGATGGAGCGAGACCTGGGTGTTTCCTCCCAGCCGGAGGCAATGGCCGCCGATGATGACGTGGACGGCATCGAGGCCGACGACGGCTACCGGCCCCCGCAAGCTGCTCGCGACGCGGCCCGCCGCGGTCTGGAGTGGCGACGCGAGTACGGGCGTGGCGGCACGGCGATCGGCGTGGCTCGTGCCCGTGACATTGCCAATGGCCGATCTCTCTCGCTCGACACGATCGGGCGGATGGTGAGTTACTTCGCACGCCACGAGGTTGACAAGCAAGGTCAAGGATGGTCGGAGGGCCAGGAGGGCTATCCGTCTGCCGGCCGGATCGCATGGCTTTTGTGGGGTGGTGACGCCGGCCGCTCGTGGGCCCAGGGTGTCTACAAGCGAGAGAACGAGGACGCCAACGCATGAACAACCGCATCGAACTATCCGCAACCCTCAACGTCCAAGCGGCCGACGAGGCCGCGACGCCGACGTTTGAACTGTTGGCCTACACCGGGGCGTCGATCCGCCAGGGGTGGTCGAGGAATCCGCTGGTGGTCGATCTCGCGCAGATCGACGCCTCGCGGCCGATCCCGATTCTCTACGCCCACGGCAAAGAGATGTCGATGCTCGACAGCGTGATCGGACGAAGTCTTGAAGCCACGAACGATGGCAGCCAGCTCGTGCTCCGCGGCGAACTGATTCGCGGGACTCCGGCCGGCGACAAGCTGATCGCCCTCGCGAAGGCCGGTGTGCCGCTGCAAGCGAGCATCGGGGCCGACGTGGGCTCAATCGAAAACATCGCCGCGGGAGCCAGCGTGACAGTCAACGGTCGCGAGTTCTCCGGCCCAATCAGTGTTGCTCGTGGGGCGGTTCTCCGCGAAACGAGCGTGGTCTTGTTCGGTGCGGACGGTGCAACGTCCGCGGCTATCGCCGCCGAGGCGAGTGAGGTATTCCCTATGAGCGATCAGCTCAACGAGAAGCCCGTCGAGGCCGCCGTGCCGAAGACGGAAGCCCCGGCGATCGTCGTCGCGGACCCGAAGCCCATCGTCGCCACCGCTGGCGGTGACAGTGCCAGCCTCATCGCCGGCGAGGTCGCCGAGATCGTGATGCAGCGGATGCGAGAGGAGCGGATCGCGGAGGTCCGGGCTTCTCGCCCGTCGGCTCCCGCGATCCACGTTGTCGATGCCGCCGCGGCCAACGCGCCGAAGGTGGTGGAGGCGGCGTTGTGTCTCGCTGGCGGCCTCGCCAACGTCGAGAAGGTCTTCGACGAGAAGACCCTCGAGGCGGCTGACCGGCGGCGAAACCACACGTCGCTTCAGGAGGTGCTGATTGAGGCTGCCCGTCGGAACGGCTACACCGGTCCGGCCCGCATCCACGATGGCAACATCCGCGAGGTGCTCGCCGGTGCGTTCCCCCAGGTGCAAGCCGCTGGGTTCGCCACGCACAGCATCAGCAATGTGCTCGCGGCGACCTACGGCAAGTTCCTTCTCCAGGGCTACAACGCCGTCGAGTCGACGTGGGACATGATCGCGTCGATCCGAAGCGTCAGTGACTACAAGACGGTCACGGGCGTGCGGCTCAACGGCGGCTTCGAGTTCGAGGATCTCGGTCCCAGCGGCGAACTGAAGTCGGCCGACGCCTCCGACGAGACGCGGACGATCAAGGCCAAGCTGACAGGCCGCATGTCCAGCATCACGATGGTCGACATCGTGAACGACGACCTGGGTGCTCTGACTCAGGTGCCATCCAGGCTGGGCCGCGGTGCCGCGGTCAAGCTGAACAAGGATTTCTGGACCGAGTTTCAGTTGAACAACTCGACGTTCTTTCAGAAAGAGACGGCCGCGGCAGGCAACGCCTTGGCGATCTCGTCGTTGAAGACGGCGGTGACTTCCTACAAGAAGCTCACCGATCCCGACGGTAACCCGTTGGGCATCTCGCCGTCGATGATCCTCGTCCCACCGGACCTGGAGATCACCGCCGACGAGATGATGGGATCGACGGTGCTCATCACGGGCGAGAGCGTGACCCGCGGAAACGTGAACGTGTTCGCTGGTCGGTTCCAGGTTGTGCCCTCGTCCTACCTGACGAGTTCATCGACCTGGTGGCTGGTCGCCAACCCGGCCGAGCTGCCCTGCATGGAGGTCGCTTTCTTGAACGGCCAGCGGCTCCCCACGGTGCAGCAGGCGGACGCCGACTTCAACCAGCTCGGCATCCAGGTCCGCGGGCACTTCAGCTATGGCGTCGCCAAGGCTGAGAGCCGCGGATGCTACCGGATGGCGACCGCTTGATCGTAATGTGATTCGTGCCCGGCCGGCGGGGGTCCAACCCGCCGGCTGGGGCTCTCAACCTCCATACTCCCGATACGAAAGGTTCTCAGATGCCCAGTTATTACGCAGACGGAAACAAGCTCGACTACACCCCGACGACGGGCGTGGCAGCGGGCGAAATCGTCGTCCTCGGCGGCCTTGTGACGGTCGCCGATCGTCCGATCGTCGCCAACGAGCTCGGTGCCGTTCACACCAACTGTGTCGTGACCGGCTCGGTGGCCGCAACCGGTATCACCGGTGCCCAAGGCTCGGCCATTCGGTGGTACGCCGCGTCGGGCGTGTTCGACGCCACGACCGGTGTCACCGCGGGCTACCTGGCCCGTCCCCGACTGGTGGCCGATCGCCAGGTGGCGGTGCTCCTCTGGCCCTCGTGACCGACCCCACGCAAGGGGGCGGGTGCGGCCACGCTATCGGCCGCGCCCGCCCCTCTCGCACCTGGTGACCCATGCAGGACATGATCGCCCTCGGCGAGACGTGGTTTCGATCGCAGCGGCGTGAGCACCTCGCGACGGAGGTGTCGTACCAACCGGCCATCGGCACCACGCGGACAGTGCGGGCGACCGTCGTGGTCGGCCGGTGGGAGTCGATAGATTCCGCCGGCCAGATGCTGCGGACGGAGACGCAAGATTTTTTCGTTGACACGACGGACCTTGCCCAAGATCCGAAGAAGGGCGACAGGATCGTAGCCGGCGGCTTTACCTACGAGGTGATGATCCCGCCGGGGGCCGAGCATCACTGGCGGTGGTCGGATCGGAATAAGACTCTACGGCGGATTCACACGATGGTGACCGAGGGACCATCTACCCGCACTCCGGCCGTTCCCGGGCCGCCCACCGCTCTCGTAGTCGTCAGTGGCCCTCGCGTGACGTGGACGGCCCCCGTGGTGACCGACGAGTACGTCGTGACCTCCTACAGGGTCTACGCCGGCGACGTGCTTCAGGAGACCGTGACGGCCCCCTCAAGGACGAGCGTCGGGACGTTTTCGGGTGGCACGGTGGTCCGCGTCTCGGCGGTGAACGCGATCGGTGAGGGGGCAAAGAGTTCGCCGGTGACGATCACGGCGGTGCCAGGTGCCCCGACAATCGCTGGGGCATATTTCGATCCGAGTGAAGGCGGCACGAATGTCTCGTGGCAAGCGCCGACGAGCAATGGCGGGACTGCTATCACTGGATACCGCGTGTATTTCGACGGCGAGTACGTCACGCCAGACACTATCGTCGGCAGCGAATACTACCGGTTCGAAGGCAACTTCTCCGGCTACAACGCCGAAGTTTCGGCCGTCAACGCCGTAGGCGAGGGGCCCACGTCTGCACCCGTGACGGTGGTTGTGGCGTAGCCGAGGAAAAATCAGCATGGCAAAAAATATGACTCGACGTGCATTTCCTCGAGGCGGCGTCCGCACCCGTCTGCCCCTGACGATCTATCGCCGGTCGACAGGGTTTGACCCGAAGAGCATTGCCGGGCTTTTTGTGTGGTATGACGCAACGGCCGCGTCAACCCTGACGATGTCAGGCAGTAGCGTCACGGCTATCGCAGACCGTAGTGGAAACGGCCGCAATGCCGTGCAAGCCGTCGGGGCGCATCAACCGGTCATGTCCACCATTGGATCCAAGGCAGCCATTGCGTTTGCCCCGCAGAATCTTTTGGCAGTCGTCACGTCGTACACCATCACGGCACAGAGCGTGTTTGCTGTGGTGGCTATCGACGGCCTAATTGCGTTTGACCGGATTGTGGCCCAAGAGTCGGAAACCGAAAACGCTGTATATATCCCTTTACTTATTCCCAACCCAGCGACCTACACCCTCGGCTCCTATAACGGCGGAGCGTTTCGTTCTGGGGTTTCGGTAACGCAATCTGCAGGCACAATCGCAGAGTCGCACCATGACGGCAGTGCGTTGACGTGCCGTGCAAATGGCGTCGTCGGCGCGTCATTTTCTTCAAGCCTGAACTTCTCTCCTACAAAACTACTGCTTGGCAACGGAGCTGGTTTAAGCAACGGACTCACAGGGCGGCTGGGCGAAGTGCTCGTCTGGAATCGGGCACTGACTGCTGCTGAGATCCTTACGATTCGCCGGTATCTTTCCGCAAAATGGAGCATCGCAGTCTCATGAGGTACTTCATAGGGCAAGATGACATCGGGTACGAGACGATACGCACCACGCTGGATGCTGCATGGAATTTGCCAAACAACCTCGGCACCGACACCTGCCTGCCGCCCGCCAACGTGGCACCACGCAACCAGTCTGGGCTCATCACCCTGGCCCTCAGAGACGAGTTCTGCGAATGGCCGCCAGCGTCTGCAATGCTGCCAGAACTGCTAAGCGTTGGCGTGATTACAGAAATCAGTGCTGACGAATACCGGGCAAGTATCAGTAGGCCAGGGCCGTGAACCACCAGAGTCCCCTAGCCCTGTGAGCTAGGGCACTGCCCCCGCGAAAATCCGGGGTTTACGCTCCCGCCCATTTGGGTAGGCTACCGGTGAACAGGTGAACACCGGCATGATTGAACACCTCCATCGCGTCGCGGCCCACGCCTACCACTGCGGCGAGCACGAGGTCGGCCGCCGATGCTGCGAGCGGCTTCTGCGGCTGCCGCTCTCCGCGGAGAAGGAAGAGCGGGTGCGATCCAATCGCACCTGGTACACGCAGACGCTTTTTGAGCAGGGCGTCGCCGCGGAGTTCACGCAGATCGACGTGGCCCCGGCCCGTGTCGGCTGGTCGCTGTTCAACCCTTCGGTCGTGAGCCACGGCGACCGGTTACTCGTCAACGTGCGGTCGAGCAACTATTCGATCGCAGACGCGGGCAACTACGTCATCCCGCCGGAGGATCGCGAGACGATCCGGACTTACAACTGCCTCGTCGACAACGGGCACGCTCGGGGCTATTGGGCTGCCGACTACGACGCCACCGGATTTCCGGTCGAGGGCCTTGAGGACGTGCGGCTCAACTCTGTTGAGGGTGAGCTGATCGCGTCGGCCACGATCCGCAACTGGGCGGGCCGCGACGGGACGTGCAGGATCGGCGTCGGCAAGCTGGAGACGTTTGACCGGATCCGCGACCTCCGCTGCCACGACACCGTGAGCGGCCGGCACGAGAAAAACTGGATGCCGATTACCGGCCGTCGGGAGTGGCTCTACCACTGCAGCCACCAAGGCCGGACGTGCCTCGTCCGCGAGGACGGCGACGATTGGACGGTCACCGCCCACGCCGAGGCCCCGCCGGTGGCCCGCGGGTTCCGCGGCGGCTCGCAGCTCGTCGAGCACCCTTGGGCTCCGGGTCTATGGTGGGGAATAGTCCACGAGGTGGCTGTCTCCGGTGGTCGTCGAGCCTACGAACATCGGTTCGTCATGTTCGACGAGGGCCAGGACTGGCGGATCACCAGAGTCTCGCCGGCTTTCGCGTTCCGTGAAACGCGGAGTATCGAGTTCTGTGCCGGCCTCGCGGTCAGCGGTCAGAGCACGCTCGTCGCATCGTTCGGTGTGCGGGACGCCGAGGCGTGGCTGGCCCACCTACCGATCGGCGACGTTCTCAACATCATGGGTGACGCATGGGAGTGACCGCATCGCTGCAATGGACCGACGCCGTTCGCAAGTTGCTGGAGAGCAACTGGCGGGAGGATGATTGGTTCGGCTGCGACAGCCGGGTGATTTTCCATTACGCGATGAAGGGCGAGATTTTCCGCCGCCACAAGCCCGCCAGCGTGATCGAGATCGGCACCCGCTGCGGCTACTCGCTGCTGACGTTTGATGCTGCGGCCCCGGGTGCCCACTACCTCTGCATCGACGGGGCGATGGATGCCGACTCCTACGACTGCCTCGCCCACTGGCGGCGGCTTGTTGAGCGGCACAGCATCGACGCCGACCTGGTCGTGGTCGACTCCCACGCGATCAAGAGTCTGCCGCCGGCAGACTTCGCCCATGTCGATGGCGACCACTCCTATGCCGGGGCCCTCGCCGACCTCCGGCTGGTGGCGGGCTGCCGGGTGATCCTCGCCGACGACTGCTGCAACCCGGAGGTGCGGGCCGCGGTGGAGACGTTCGCCAAGGAGCAAGCGAGGACGGTGGAGTATTTCGATGACGGTTTGAGGAAGGGGGCGGTGCTCACATGAGCCTCATGGATCAGCTCGAGAAGCGTGGCGACCTGTGGTGGCCGAAGGCCGACCACGGTTGCTGGGAGTGGATGCACGCCGACGACGGGCTTCCCGATAGGCTTGTGGCCCACTGCCGGAAGTTCCGCACGGCGATCGTGGCGGGTGCGAATGCGGGCTTCTACATCGCGGCCTATGCGGCACGGTTTGAGCGTGTGATCGCGGTCGAGCCGGAGCCGGTCAACTTCATGGCCCTCACGCTGAACTGCCCGCAACCAAACGTCATCAAGGTGCAGGCGGCACTTGGGAACGTCCGCGGCGATGTCGGCGTGCGAACTGACCACGAGGGGAACTGCGGCGGTTTCTACGTCACCGATAGTGGCTTGATTCCGGTCTTGCGGATCGACGATTTTGCTGCCGAGGTCGATGCAATCCACCTGGATGTTGAAGGCTACGAGGCTGCGGTGCTCATTGGTGCCGACAAAACGATCGCCGAAAACCACCCGACGGTCATGGTTGAGTCGATCGGAAACGGCAGCCGATTCGGATACTCCGACGAGCACGTTCCGCTGATGCTTCTGTCTGGCGGCTACACGGTTGCCGAGAAACTTGAGCACGACACGGTTTACAAGTGGGGGGGTGCATGAAGATCGCCATTTACGCCCTAGCCAGGAACGAGTCCGCCAACGTCGAGCGGTGGGAAGCATCCTGCCGCGATGCCGACGTGCGGGTGGTCACCGACACCGGCAGCACCGACAACACCGTGGAGCTGCTCGAGGCCGCCGGCGTGACGGTGGCTCGCGGGGCCCCGATCCCGTGGCGATGGGACGACGCACACAACCTCTCGCTCATGCACGTCCCTGCCGACGCGGACGTGGCGATCCGGCTGGATCTCGACGAGGCCCTCGACCCCTGTTGGCGGGAGGCCCTGGAGGCCGCGTGGACGCCAGAAACCACGAAACTCCGATACCCCTACTGGTGGTCGCGAGACTTCTGCTTCCGGTGCGACCGCATCCACTCGCGGCATGGCTACCGGTGGACCGGGGCCACGCACGAGGGGCTCGTGCGGTGGTCCGGCACCGACGTGCAGACCTTCGCCGACAACGTCGTGATCCGCCATCACCGCGAGCCGGGGAAGGTTCACAAAAGCGACCTAGAACTGCTGACGCGGGCCGTAGAGGAGAATCCGACCGACGCCCGGATGCACTGGTACTACGCCAGGGAGCTGGACTACTCCGGGGACAAGCGGGCCGGGCCGGCGTTCGCGTCCTACCTCAAGATGCCGGGCGGTGCCCCCAACGAACGGGCCCACGCCCGCCGGTCGCTGGCGAGGCTCGATCAAGGCGGTGCCAATAGCCATATCCTCGCCGCCATGCTCGAGGCCCCGACGGAGCCGGAGGCCCACCTGTACGTCGCCCAGATGGGATGGCAGAAGCGTGACCCCGTGGCGACCCTCTACTGGGCTCGCCAGGCGTACCACTGCGACCGGGAGAACATGAGTCACACAAGCGACCCGGCGGCCTACGGCGACCTGTCGGCCGACCTCGCCTACTCGGCGGCGTTTGAGCTGGGGCTTTACTCGGAGGCCCTGGAGTACGCCCGCGAGGCAGCCCGGCGGAACCCGGGCGAGCCGCGGCACGCGGAGAACGTGTCGGCGATTGAGAGAATGACAACAGAGGACGGCCCCAAACCGTAGGACGAAAATGGAAGCCATCGAAATACTCATTGCCGATTCTCTCGCTGGCAGCCTTTCGCTGGCACGGTTCGACGGGGCGATCGCGTCAGTGAACGCCGTCCGGTCCTACGTCCCCGACTACACGGCCGAGGAGCTGGGCGACCTCAAGGTGTCGGTGGTGCCGGGGGAGACCCAAGTCACCCCGCACACTCACGGGGCCGACCTGTTTGAGATCGACATTCATGTCGTGGTCGGGAAGCGGATGGCTTCCGACGCTGAGATCGACGACCTGGTCGAGCTGCGGACAAACCTCGTGGACGCGATCCGCTCCAAGAAACTGCCGGCCGGCGAGACCACGATGCCACCAGGCGTCGCGTGGATGAACGTCACCAATCTGGTGACCTACGACCGCGACCAGGTGACGGGGGCCAGGGTCTTCCTGGCCGATATCTCCGTTACCTACCGATACGCCAACGCCAAGGTATAGCCATGATCCCTCGCGTGCCGGGCATGATTCCGCACGTCCCCTCGATCGGGATGAAAGCCTCGATCGACTTGTTCTTTGACCGGCAAGCAATCCGCGATGCCATGTCGGGGATGGATCATCGGGCACTGTTCAAGTCTGGCGGTCTGATTCGTGACCGCGTCCGGCGGATTATCAAGAGACGTGGGATGGCGAGGATCCCGTCCAAGATCCGGAGAGACTTCCCCGGGGCCGGCATAAGCACGCTGATGCAGATGGGCGTGCTCGGGAAGAGTTGGGTGCAGAGCGGAAAGTTTGGGCGTCGAGTGATTCGCGAGGTGCAGAATCCCAAGCCTTCACCGGCTGGATCTCCGCCGTTCACGCACACGCCGGAGTTTGGGCACCAGGCCAGTTACCTCGGCTTCCGCCGCAACCTCTGGTACTACTACGACCAATCGACGCACTCCGTCGTTGTCGGCCCGTCGAAGAAGGGCCGCATGATCCCCTACCTCCACGAGTTCGGCGGCACGCTCAAGCTCAAGACGTGGGCTTTCATCCCGCAGATCAAGACGCTGAGGGGCGGCATGAGGAGCCCGATCATCATGAAGCTGCCGGCCGGGCAGTTGCCACGCGACCAATCGCGATGGCGGCCGATGCGGTCGTTCGAGCACAAGTCGACCACCTACCCGGCACGGCCGTTTATGAAACCGGCTATGGAGTTCTGTATTTCCAACGGATCGATCGCCAAGGCTTTCGCCGGCCAGTTCAAGAGTTCAGCCGGTTCCCGGTCCGGGTTCACCGTCAGCCGCGGATAGCAAACTGGTATACTGACGTTCAGGTGGCGGTCGCCGCCGAAACCGCACAGGAGAATGCCGCACCATGCCAGTCGCACACTCGTACAAGCTCGGCAAAGACCAACTGTTTACGTTCGGGACGACGATCGCGAACAAGGACGTGAAGGATGTCACTGTCACCCGCGAGACGGCAGCCGAGGCCGAGGTGACGACTAGGGGGAGCGATTACATCCAAGAGTTCGTGCCCGTTCGCTGGAACACCACTGTCGAGGTGGTCTGCTTCGATCACACGGCGGGCATTCACAGCACCGGCGTGGTGTCGATCGGCGTTACGGGCAGCCTCTCCACTGGCCTCTACTACGTGAACAATATTGGCGAGCCACAGGTCGTGGACGGTGCGATCGAATACAGCATCACGCTCAAGCGGCTGGCTGGGGCGCAGGTCGCCTAATCCAGTTTGGAGTGACTGATGCCGGCGGCCATTACCTACGTTCTCGGGACGAACTGCGTCCTCACGATCGAGGGCACCGAGATCAAGGGCGTGTCCGATGTCAGCGTTCGCGAGTCGGTGACCGAGGTCGACGCATCCGGGTTCAACGGGTACGGGTCGTCGACGGTGGTCGTCGGGCGAACCTACGAGATCATGTTTTCGTTTCCAGACATTGCCAAGGCGAGGCTTCTGTTTGCGAATCGATGGGAGAGGACTGAGGTCGGAAGTTCCGTTTTTTACCTTCCGCGAATCCTTGACGTTGAGCTGACGGGCGGGCTGTTTGACATCAGCCGGCCTTTCACGATCCACGGCATTGACGGAGACGAACCCCTGAACGACGCCGTGATCCCACGATTTGAACTCCGCGAGTGGAACTACCAGGCCCCGCCAATCCCTGCCTAACCTCATGCACACCTTCCAAGACAACGCCGACCGCTCCTGGGATCTGGTGGCGACCTACGCTTCCTACGCCCGCGTGAAGGCACACACCGGCGTGTCGCTCTTCGACCTCGCCACCGAGGAGCGAAAGAGTCTGGAGCAACTGTCGGACCCGTTCGTGCTCGGCCAGGTGATTTGGTGCATGGTCGAGCCGCAGGCCGTGGCCCGCAACCTGACGCCGGAAGCGTTCTACGGTGCCTTCGACGGCAAGACGCTCGAGGCTTCCTACAACGCACTACTCGACGAGATGGTTTTTTTTTGCCCGACCCGCGTTCAGAAAATCCTGACAGTGGCGGTCAAGAAGGTGCGGGAGGTCGACGCGGCGGCGGAAAAGGCGGTGGAGGAGAGGATGCCGGAGATCGAGGCGGCGATCGACGAGGAGCTGGCCCGGTGGACATCTGGTGCCTCGGCTATGAACTCGCCGGCGTCGTCGGCGTCCACCCCGGCCCCTGGTCCCTCCGCGAGCTGCTCGCCGCAGTCAAAGGCCGGCAGCGAGAACTGTGGAACCACACCAGTAGCCTCCTCGCCCAACTAGCAGAGATCCACCGAGACCCCAAAAAGCGACCGCGACCGTATGACGCTGCCGAGATTCACCCCATGCGTGACCGCACGAAGCAGTTGGTGAAAACGATCAGCAGCGAGGAGCTGAAAGACATCATATGAGTGCTGGAGCAGTACGGGCCGGAAAGGCATTCATCGAGATTTCGGCGAACGACGACAAGTTCACGCGAACGCTCAAGAAAACTCAGCACTCGATCGTCCGGCTGTCGAGCACGCTCAAGCGGGCCGGCACGGGCATGGCAATCGGCGGGGCCGCGATGGGTCTGCCGATGCTCCTGGCCGCACAGTCTGCCGCCACGTTCCAGGATTCGCTCCTAGAGCTGAAGGGGGCCACGGCCGACCTTTCCGACGAGGGGCTGGCCCGGGTGCGGGCCGAGGCCCTGCGGCTGTCCCGCACTATGGGTATTTCGGCGACCAAGATCGCTCAGTCATTCACGCTGCTCATCAAGGCCGGCATGACGGTTGAGGAGGCTCTGGGTGGTGCCGGGAAGTCGGCTGTTGAGTTCGCCCAGGTCAGCGGCGTCGAGGCCGCCCAGGCTGCCGAGTTCATGAAAGTCGCAATGAACGTTTTCGGCTCGTCGGCCTCCGAGGCAGCCGACACGCTATCCGCGGCTGCCGACTCAAGCGAAACGTCGATCGCTTCAATGATTGAGAGTTTCGCCCTGGTGGCGAGCGTTGCGCGGGGCACGAACCAATCACTGTTCGGACTGTCGCAGGGGCTGGCGATTCTTGCCCGGTACGGCATCAAAGGTGAGGAGGCCGGGACGGGAATCAAGACGTTGCTCGTGAAGCTGCTCGCTCCCACGAAGGATGCAAGGGAGGCGCTCGCCACACTAGGTATTTCGATGGAGTCTCTGGTGGATCAGCAGGGCAAGCTCCTTCCGATCGCCCAGATCGCAGAGATCTTTGCCAAGTCGATGAAGAACATGGACCGGTCCGCCCGCGACGCCATGCTTACAAACGAGGCGCTCGTCAACGTGTTCGACGTTCGCGGTATTCGCGTGATCCATGCGTTTGCGGAGCAGGGCGAGAAGGGCTTCGATCGCATTGCGGACGCGATGGAAACGTCCCGCACCGTGGCCGACAAGTTTGACATCGCGATGTCGCAGCTCACCGGCGTCGGCAACTCACTGATGGCGGTGGTTGAGCGGCTGGCGATCGCCTTTGCCGATAGCGGATTCACGGGGGCGGTCCGGATGGCCGCGGACGCCGCAATCTTTATCATCGACACATACTCGAGGCTTATGTCCACCGTCCCGGGCCTGACCGTAGTTATGGCTGGGCTGGCCGGCGGAATGTTTGCTGTCGGTGTCGCCGCCCTCGGGCTTGGTGCGTTGCTCCAGGCAACCAACTTCGCCCTGGCTGGATACATTACGGCCGGGGTGACCGCAACGACGATGACGCGGGCATTTACGGTTGCGATCGGCGGGCTGTCTACCGCCCTCGCCGGTCTTCGCGTTGCCCTGTTCGCCATTCCAGGCGTCGGGTGGATTGCCGGTGCCCTTGCCGCCGTGGGAGGCTTGGCGTGGTGGGCGGCATCTTCATCGCAAGCCGCGGCCGAAGCCACCGAGATGGCGAATCGGTCCGGAATCACCAGGGACGTAAACCGAAGGCCGCTGGGCGGCGGCCCGATGATGGCCGCTAGGCCAACTCTCGGCACCGGCGAAACCCTTGGAACATTCTTCGGTGGCGTCGCCTCCCGGCTCGCCATCGGCCCGGCCCTTTCGGTGGCCGAAGAGACCGCGGCTAACACCGCCCGAACCGCCGACGGCGTCGCGGAGCTGGTGGCTTCAGGACGGGTCGTCCCCAACGCCGCGGGCCTGCGGGCTGGGATCGCCTCGGGCGGCCCGGTGGCTGCCGCTGGTGTCGCGGCCACCAGTGACCGAGATCTGATCTCCGCTGCCGAGCGAACGGCTATGGCTACAGAGGAGTCAAACAGCCTGCTCCGCAAGATGGCCGAGGGCTATGGGGCCGGCGTCGCATTCATCTGAAAGTATTTTGATGCCCACACTGCCCCCAGAAGTAATCGAACGGATCGACTCCGGGTCCGGCCAGGTCTCCACCAGCACCGATGGGCTGATGTCCCGCGATGTCTCGATGCGGTGGCTCGTCCACTCAATCGAGAATTACGCGGCTGCCGAGACGAAGGCGGCGGAACTCGCCCCCCTCTACTACGACGGCCACGTCCGCACCAGCCTGGTGCCGCGGCCGGTCGGCAACGGGTGGTATGAGATCGAGGCCACCTACGGCAATGCCGGCATCCAGGCTTACCCGGACGAGTTCGGGATTGAAGGCCCGGGCGGCGTAAAGATGATCCCGGCCGGGCTGTCCGTAGACACGTCCACGAAGACCGAGCACATCACGACGGCGTGGGTAGACGACGACGGGGAAGAGCCAATCTGCACGGGCTATGCGGCCGAGGGCGAGACCGCCCCGGACTCCGAGGGTGCCATCAACGTGTCCGGCGGCAGGGTCGGCGGCATCGACGTGGCGGTCCCGTCGTTTTCGTGGACCGAGACGTGGCTTGTGCCAGCGTGGTATCTCGTCAACGGCAGCGAGCCCGGTGCGACCAGCACGACGGCGGCAGGCGACCCCGGGTTGAGTACGCCATACGGCATCAAGCTGCACGACATGGGTGGGGCGGTGAACGATAAGCCCTTTCGTTCGTTCTTCGCCGGTGAGGTGCTGTTCCTCGGGGCGAAGTTCGACACCAACCGATCATCGACAATGGTTCCGGTTTCCTATTCGTTCACGGCGACTGCGAACCGCAAAAACTTTAAGATCGGGAACGTGACCGTCGCCAAGAAGGACGGCCAAGATTTTATGTGGGTCCAGTACGGCGACGCCAGCACTGGTGGTTCTCCGGTCAAGCGTGCGAAGTACGTCTACGTCGACCAGGTTCACCGCCGGAAGGATTTCGACGACCTTGAGATCGGGACGTTCTGGCCGCGGTTCTACCTGGTCGGCGGGAATACGTTCACGCAGCCGATGAATGACGACGCAAAGGGGAAGGCATGAACCCCCTCCGGCACGTCCGGCCCGGCCAGCCCGTGAAGATTGCCGCGTCGACGTGGAACAAGCTCGTCGAGGAGGTGAAGTTTCACCCGCGGGCGGTCGGCGAGACTGCCGATTTCCCCCGCACCAACTTCACTGTGCGGATGAAAAACTTTACCACCGGCACTCTGGAGCGGTGGGGCGTGCTGCAAATCGACTCGCTGCTCGAGATGCCGACCGGAGTCACTGGCCCCGACGTGGACTCGTTTCAGTCGTGGCCCGGCGTGGTGGGCGTGGTGCCGGGCCTCGGGTCCGCAAGCACCAAGTCGTATGCCGTTGCCGTCGAGCCGATCCCGTCCGGAGAGATCGGCCAGGGAGCGATCAACGGAGTTGTGCAGGCGAGGGTGCAGATGCGATGCACCGGTCACCAATACGCCAAGCCAAAGACAAACGAGATCGGCTACATGGAGTCGGCCGACTCCGGCCCGTTCCGGATTATGTGGGTCGGTGCCACCGGGCCGATTCCCACCGGCACCACCGGGCCTGGAACTCCATGGGCGCTACTGCTGTTCGGCACCGAGCGCACGTCGGAATCCATCACCAGCCACACCACCGGGGCGGTCCAGCTCCTCGGCCACGGCAAGGCCGCCACGGGGTCCAGCGGGTGCGACACTGGACTCCAGTGGTACACGGTCACCGAGTGCTCCGGCAACCCGTCCTACGCCTCCAGCTACTTCCTCTGAGGTTCTCGTTCTCATGCCAGAAGCATTCGCCAGCCGGGGCTACCGGCTTTCCACCACCGGCACCACCTACGTCGCCACGGGCGTGACCGGAACCACCGGCGTGACCGGGGTGACGCTGATCCGGTCGATCTCGGTCGCCAATGTGGATCTCACCAACGCCGCAGCGGTAACGGTGCGGTTGCACCAAGGGGCCACAGGCTACGCCCTCGCGGCCAACGTCAACGTGGCGACCGGCACGCGGCTTGAGGTGCTGACGGCCCCGCTGGCGGTGCGGCAAGGGGATTCTGTGTCCGCTCTTGCGTCGGCGGCCGACCGGCTTGAGGTGGTGGTGTCGTCGTTGGAGATCACCTGAGCGTGGAGATCCGACTCAAGGACGGGAAGCCGTTGCTGGTTGGTGGTCAGACGATCGCTGGCAGCCAAACGTGCTGCTGCGAGAATCCGCGGCCGCCAGTGTGCCACTGCCCAGACTTCTGTTCCTACTTCATTGAGGTGGTGTCGCCTTCAGACCTTGCCGTAAAAAGCCCTCCTACCTCGTGTGACAATAGCGGTGATCCGATAAGTCGAGCGCTTGTTGAAGGGTGGAGATTTTCTGACGAACTCGGAGAAGGCTACGAGCTTTACGAGGATTCGTTTGTAGACAATCTTTCGAGCAGCGACGCACGCAACATTTTCAACGCTGGGCTCGGGGCATCAGTTCGGCACTCTGGAAACTGGAGAAGAGAGTTTTTCAACCCAGGCCAAGAGTATCAATACGCCGCATTTCGTGTTGAAGCTAACGCAACGGTTCTTTGCAACTTTTACCAGGGGGCAGGAGAGGCATACACTCCGACAATAGAAGTTCTATTTGTTTCCATTTTCACTGAAAGAGGATTTAGTGATGAAAAGAGCGGGGCGGATGCTGCGATATTTACAAGATACTACTCAAGCTACCGCGCATATTTCACGCTCCCTGTTGATTGCATTTACAACAGGTCGAGGCTGTGTGTTCTGCCTGCCTATTCGCTCCCGGGAGATAGGTTTAACTACATCAGAACACCTTTGGATATAGTCGTTCAAAAAGACAAAGCGACTATCGCCGGAGTTGAATACCCTCTTACCGTGGTTCCAGTTGAGTTCTCGCAGCCAGGACTAAGTAGAGCGCCACTCGTGGACGAGGTTGTTGATGCCTTCTCCGCCACCTTCCGCATCACCTCCCGCCCAACGTGTCGCACCGTCCCGGCTGATTGCGACGTTCCGATCGGCGAGGGCAACACCAGGGTGTTCTGGGGAGGCGAAACTCCAGAGTTTGTTTTAGGCACGCCCGAGTTGATGTCGGTCACCGACCCGGTAACCAACGATCTGCTGTACTACGAGCATCAGGGCGGGAGCGGGACGATCGTCTACCCGTACAAGTTTTTTTTCTACCGCACCGACAACCCCAATACGCAAACGCTGGAGCAGCAGTATTTGGACCTGTACTGCGAATCGGACAACAACGTCAGCCCGCCGGTGACCGCGTGGTACGTCGTGCATCAGACGTTTAAATACTGCGGCGGATTTACTTGGGACCAATGGGCCGGCACGATTGACACGTATGCAGCCCCGGAGGACTGCGGGAATATCTTGGCAGGCGACCCCGTCCCGATTGGCGAACCAACCATGGAGCGATCAAGTGGCTACCCAACATACTCGGCTGGCGGCTGCGGCGATCCAGCGCCCCGAATCCGATTTGAACTCCAGGCTCCTTGCAGCGGCTGAGGTCAATGCCCGCCGGGCCGCGCGTGCTGGCAGCAAGCCCCCACCGCTGCTGGAGCGGATGGGCAACTTCGCCACCTCCGCGGCTCGGCACGTCGCCGCCGGTGCCCCCCGCTGCACCGATGAGCAAGTGGCCGCCCGCCACGCGATCTGTTCGGGGTGCGAGTATTTCGATGGCAAGGCCTGCACCAAGTGCGGCTGCCCCGTGAGTCGGGAGAGAACCTATATCTCCAAGCTCTCCTGGGCTGGCGAATCCTGTCCGGTCGGCAAGTGGGGGCCAGAAAACAGCGGTTGACACCCGTACACCTATCCGCAAACTGGCTGGTATACGGAGGCCGCATGGCGAAGCCGGTATTGCTCGATGAAGTGCTGGCGAATCTTCCGCGGCGGACGCGGCAGAGTTTTGCCGACGTGCTGCCGCCGGAGATCCTCGCCGAGGTCGAGGAGATCCGGTCCGAGTTTCGCGCTGGCCGGATCAACTGCAGTAAGACCGGGTTGGGTAAGGCGATCGCCAAGAGTCTTGCCGCCCGCGGCATCAACGCACACCAAGGAACGGTGACACGATGGCTCGACGCCCGCTGATCGCCGACGTGGTCGACAATCTGCCCCAGACGTCCCCGGCGGCCGAGGCCGAGCATGTGACCAAGCGCACCGAGGGCGACAACGTCGAGGCCCGGAGCGTCTCGCGGACGATCCGCACGGTCGAGGATTTGCTGCGCCATATCGAGGCTGACCTCGAGCTATACCAGGTGGCACAGAGTGAAGCGACCAAATGGGAGGGAATGTCGGTCAATCGCGAGACCGGTCGGCCGGAGGTCACCGAGCTGTTCCGGGTGTTCGTGCGGTTGAAGCCGCGAGGCGGGCCGACAACCAAGGAGGTTGTCGATGCGATGATCGCCGCAGCATCCGCCGCGATCCGCCAGCCGAAGATGCCGGGCCACGGCCGAAAGCAGTCCGGGTTGTGGAGCGTGCTGGTGATGAGCGATCTCCACTTTGGGGGACGATCGTGGAGGCACACCACCGGCAGCGACTATGACCTTTCGATCGCTGCGGAGCTGGTGGGCAAGACGGCGAGCCGGCTGATCGGCAGGAGCGGCGACGCCTGCCGGCGGACGATCGTGCTGGCCGGCGACACCCTGCACTTTGACACGGTCTTCGGCACCACCACCGGCGGCACCTACATCGACCGGGACTCCCGCCTTCAGAAGACGATCGAGCTGGCCGTGGCGTCGATCGCCGGGGTGGTTGAGTTGTCGGCCGAGTCGATCCCCACCGATGTCGTGTTCGTCCCCGGCAACCACGACACCGCGATGGCGTGGGCACTCCAGAAGATATTCGTCGAGAGATACCGGGACGACAAGCGTGTCACGGTCAACACAGAGTTCACCACCCGGAAGTATCTGACGGACGGGGGCGGGAACCTGATCGGCGTCACCCACGGCGACAAGGCGAGAAAGAAGCTGGCGGGGCTCATGGCGATTGAGGCCGCTGCCCTGTGGTCGAAGTGCCGGCATCGGGAGTGGCACGTCGGCCACCTGCACAACCAATCGGCCGAGGTGGGGACGATCGACGGCGTGATCGTGCGGACGGCCCCCACGATCGTTCCGCCAGATTCGTGGCACGTCGACATGGGGTTTGTCGGTGCCGAGCGGGCTATGCAGGAGTGGGTCTATTCGCAGCGTGGCGGGCTGCACGAGATGCACATGGAATATGTCGGGAGTGCGAAGTGACGAAACCTATGCCCGAAGAAACTGCGGCAGAGGTTTCGTATCGCGAACCGCTCTCCGAAGAATACATCGCAACCGCCCTCCGCGATGCACGTCGATTCATGGGGCAATGGTGTGGAACATCGGGAAATCTCGCGGCACACATCGTGAGAATCCTAAAAGAAAGGGAACGGATGCTGGAAGCAACACGGTCGAGTGGCGTGGCGGATGCGGCGGGTACGGCGGCGGAAGTCTCCGCAGCGTGGGCGAAGTACAAGCAGGACGGACCGGTCGAGCGGGCGGTCTACGGTGCCGACTGCGATCCGCCGGCGACCGCCGAGGCCACCCCGGCCGAGCAGCTCTGCGAGAAAACGGCCGAGGTGATCCGCGATCGCCGGCCGAAGTACGGCGGACCCAAGCATCACTTCGCCAGGACGATCGGCATGGTCAATGCCGCGTTCGCCGACGTGCTGAAGCGACCGCTCACCGAGGCCGATTGGGCCACCATCATGATCCTCGACAAGATCGCCCGATTCCGGGGGCCGGGGGCAACGATCGACGGCCCCGTGGACATCGCCGGTTATGCCGCGTGTCTGTACGAAGTCATGGACCGGACCGACTAGTGAACAAGCGTACAATGGCAGTAGAGGACCGACGTGGCACAGACGCATGAATGGCTGTTTCGCACCACCGGCCGAGGGCGTGAACCGCTCTCGGCACCGGAGGAGGGCGGCAGCCATGTTCACTATCAACCGACTCGCCGGGCCGGCATTGGCTCGATCACAAGTACGCCCCCGGGCCGACGACCGCTGACATTCCTTGAGTACCTCGCGATCCGCTCCGGCATGACGCTTGCCGAAGCCACCAAGCTCCACGAAGAAGGGAAAATCCACTGATGTCCACCTCGCTGACAGTCGCCGGCACGACGCGCCTCGCCTGGTCCCTCTCCGATTCGCAGTCGGTCGCCGACTACTCTGCCTCGGGTGAGGATCGCACCTCGCGTGCGATCTCCAACGGCACGGGCGTGGGGCAAGCCAACGTCGCCGCGTCGAAGTCGCTCACCGGCACACAAGCCGGCTTCTCAATGTCGACCACCGGCATCACCGGATCGGTCCTCGGGACGCTCCAGACCGCCAACGTCGCCACCGTCCGCGAGCTGCTTGTCCAGGTTCCGACCGGCCCGACCGGAGGGTTCCTTACTGTGACGCACCCCGGGATCTCGGGCGTGCGGGTTGGCGTCGGCGGGCAACTGCACGTCGCGGACTACGGCAGCGGCATCACCGGCGGCACGCTGGCGTTCGCCACGTCTGTGACCGGCACCTACGGCGTCGACGTGACGGCGGTTGGCGTGGGGACATACTCGTGATCTCGGACGCACCGATCGCTGTCGCCGAGGCCGCCCCGGGGGGCGTGCTCACGAAGGTCGACGCCTTCATCAGCGCCGCACGATCGGCGGCTGGCGATGGTCTCACTTGGGCCGAGTTCGGTGAGCTGCTGGTCGCTCTCCTTCACCTGGCGGTCGCAGCCCTAGACGCTGTCACCAGCATGACGGGTGACCAGAAGAAGGCCGCGGTGCTCGACGGAGCTGGCCGGCTGTTCGACGCCGTCGCCGACCGCTGCGTGCCGCTGGTTCTCTGGCCGATCTGGGGCCTCGCCCGCGGCCCGGTCCGGCTCCTCGTGCTTGCCCTCGCGTCCGGGGCGGTCGAACAAATCCTGCCACTCGTGAGGCTCGCATGATTCCTACTCTCTTGATCCTCGCAGCGGTGGCAGCCTGGGGCTGGCCGCACCTTCAGCCATTCGCCGCGAAGGCGAAGGCCGCCGCCGCCAAACTCACGCCCCGCCACTACGCCGGCATCGCACTGGTCGCCGCGGCTGTCGCATACGCGATCATGCCGCCGGCGTCCCCCGGCCCCGGGCCGACGCCGGTTCCAGACGCCGGTCCGCTGTCGCTGGCGGGGTTGTTTTCGGGGGAGACAGCCAGTGAGGACGCATCGCTCATAGGTGCCCTCTGTTCGGAGCTGGCCGACGAGATCGAGTTTTCGTCTGGCAAGCCGGACGGCTACCTCTCCACCGGCGTCGCGGTCGACGAGCTGCGGAAGCGGACCCGGATCCTTCGCTGCCGTGGTATTTCGATCGGTGACCGGCAGCCGTCCGCACGCGATGCGATAGCCAAATACCTCGACGAGGCCGTGGGCACCGACGGCGGGCCGCTGACCGCCGAGCAGCGCACGGCTTGGGTCGTCGCATATCGCGATCTAGGGAGGGCTGCCACCGATGCGGCGAAGTAGCGAGTGGACCTGGTCGGCGATCGCGTTCGTGATCTTCGCTGCGGTACTCGGGACCGTCGTCTCGCGGTACGTCTCCAAGCTGGCCGACCGAGTCGAAACCAACTTCGGATATGTCCCCGACGCCGAGGGCACGCGGGAGTTTCTCCGCGAACTAGACCAGCCGCTATTCCGCCAGGCGGGGGCCGAGGTCATCGCCGGCGCGAAGGGGCACGATGCCTACCTCTATCGGTTCGCCGACCGCTGCCACCGGCAGCGGTACGGCAAGCCGTTCGGGCCGCTTAATCAGGGCAGTGCTGGAACGTGTGTCGGCCATGGTTGGTCGATGGGAAGTTATGTAACGCAAGCCGTGGATCACGTTACCGGCGGGCTGGCTGAATGCCCGTTGCTCGTCGACGTGTCAGGAATTTACGGCGGCTCAAGGACTTCCGGCCGGATGCCGCCGATCGTGGCCCCGTCGACGGCTGGGTGGAGCGACGGCAGCTACGGCGGTGCGGCGGCAAGGTGGGTATCCGGCAGATGCAAGCAACCGGGGATTGGCGGGATTCTCTACCGGCAGAAGTACGGCGACATCGACCTCACCGACTATTCGATTGACCGCTGCCGTAACTACGGAAACTACGGCGTGCCACCGTCGCTGGCGAAGGAAGCCAACAAGCACACCGCGAGGGCCGTGGCCCTCTGCGAGGATTGGGCGTCACTTACGGCGGCCCTCGAGTCGGGCATGTGCGTGCCCGTGTGTTCCAACATTGGATTCGCCAGCGGGGATCGTGATGCAGATGGGTTCTGCAAAAGGGCTTCAACCTGGAACCACTGCTTAGTCGCGATTTCTGTGAAGTACGCGGCGAACAACGGCCCGGGGTCTGCCACCCCGATGAAAAATCCACGCGACGGGATCCTTCTTCTAAATAGCTGGGGCTCGTATGTGGGGGGGCAAAAGCACCCAGCCGACCAGCCCGACGGGAGCTTCTGGATTTCTCGCCAGGACGCGGAAGCGATCCTCGCCCAGGGCGATTCGTTCGTAATCGGTTCGGTCGACGGCTTCCGGTATCGCGACCTCGATCACGCCGGCTGGTTGCAGCCGGCCCCGGCCCCGGCCCCGACCGACGCGGCGAAGATGCCGGCAGTCAATCACCACCTCGCCCTCTGAGTGTTGTCATGACAAAACGCAACGTCGTTCTCTCTTGTCTCGGCTGTTTGGTGGCCGGCTATCTGGCCGCATCGGTTCCGGGGTTCAACCCGGTGAATCCGTTTAACCCCCGGCCGCAGCGGCCGTTTCTCAAGTTTGTTTCGCGGCTGGCGAAGCTGGGGTTGTGGATGACTGTTTTCGCCGAGCCGGCACCTCGACCTGTTGAGGAGCAATATGCGGCCGCCCACTGTGGGGACCGATCACTCGTGTGTCATGCGGAGGGCTGGTGATGTTCTCAATCATTCTGTGGATCGTGTTTGGATGGATCGCTGGTTCGGTGGCCGAGTGGTTGGGGCCGCCGGTCAAGCCGACCAGCCGCTGGCAGACGATCGCCGTCGGCGTCGTCGGTTCGGTGGCCGGAGGTTTGGCCGGTTCGCTGGTGTCCGGTGACCACTACCGGCCGGCGGGGATCGTGCTGTCGGTTGTCGGTGCGGTCGCGTGCATGGCGATCTGGCGGAAGCTCGAGGAGGTGAAACCGTGAACATGATCTGGCGGTGGGTTATTTCGCTGCTGGTCTGGTTGTCGGCTGACCACGACCGGATCGCGACCGAGCCGGCACGGGCTGCGGCTGCGGTGTCGGCCGCCAGGGCGTCGATCCTCGAGGAGATGGCGGCGAAGCCGCCGGCCCCGGTGCCGGTGAAGTCGGGCACGACCTGCGTCTCCGGATCCTGCCCACCCCGGCGGTGACGAGTGAAAGAAGCGATCACCCAACTGCAGGCGCATGTCCGCTACCGGTTGGGGGCTCGGGTCACCTATGCGAAGGCATGGCGGGCGGACGGTCTCACGCGGCTGGTTGTCCGCCACTGGCCGCATTCCCACCTTGAGGACGCCGCGGCCCACGGCGGGCGGAATCACGCCTCGGTCCGGCTGGCGATGTTGCTGATGACGGCCCAGGTCCGCGAGCAGTGGGAGGCGCGGTACGGGTCGGGGCCGCTATGGGATGCCATCCTCTGCGGCACTACGTCGGCGATCGGGGTGGTGCTCCTCGATCTCTGGTGGCCGTCGCCGGAGTGGCGGACGACGCTGCGGGCGATGGCTAGATCATTGGCCGAGGATCGCGAGCACGGCGTCGATCGCGTCGTGGACGGCCCGGGCGAGCCGGGAGTCGGTCCCTAGCTCCTGCCCGATGCGAACCAAGAGTAGGCTGCGGATGGCGTCGTTCCAGGTGGGGCGGGTCATTGGAACAACTCCTGCGCCATGAGCTGGGCCGGGAAGCCGGCGATCGGCACGTCGGCCGGGCTGGTTGTCCATTCGTATGCCATGCCCGTGGGGTGGATCGAGGGCGGCAGGACCGACTGGGCGGCACGGCCGCCAATCCGGATCTCCAGGTCGTCGGCTTTGATGACGGCGGTCTCCGGCATCCACGGTTCCCAGTGGTAGAGCCGGTGCTCTCCTCGGGCCGACCGCCAGGTCGGCGTGGGGATATCGAGCAAGCCGAAGGCGGCGAGCTGGTCGCGGCCCTCGGGCGTGTCGTATTCCACGTCGACGACGCCCGACATGGGGCCGAGCAGGATGCCGATGTTCGAGCCGGACGCGAGCCAGCGGGCCACCTCGTCGGGGTTGTTGGTGGCTTTGGTTTGCCACGCTGCCCCTAGCGGGCGTTTCTCCCTGCGGGCAACGCGGATGATGAGGCAGCCGGAGTCGAGGAGGGCGAGGGTGTCGGGGGTCATGCGGCACCTCCGTCGGCGGGCTCGCCGCAGCAGGCACACTTGCCGGTGGTGCATGGGCCGCGGGTGGCCTCCTCGGCCACGATCGCGGGGCCGCCGCACTCAACACACTCGGCACAGTAGGGTGTGCCATCGAGCCAGTACCATTCAGCGTTCATGGGGTTCTCCTTGGTTGTGCGGCCGGGGCCGCGGGTTGTCCCCGCCGGCGAAGTGCCGGGGCGGGTTGTCTGGTTGTCTATTTGTATCCAATCGGCAACAACTAGACAAGGGGTGAGGAAAAGTTTTTTCTGGCGAGGGCTAGTGGGCGTGGCTTCCGCCGCGTGGTCGGCCACGGCCGGATGCTGTATCGGCGAACGACTCGACCGCCGACCGTAGGGCAAACCATTGGTTGTCGATCTGGATTCCGGAGACGTGCCCATTCTGGACTAGCTTCCTCATCCATAGCCGCGACACGTTCGCCAGCTTGGCGGCGGTGCCGATGGTGACGTATTTGTCCGGGTCGATCTTGGGTGCCATGGTGGACATTGTTGCCGGTCGGCTCCAACTGTCAAGCGATTGCGGCATGGGTTGTCCGTGGTCAGTCTGAGAACACGGGAACGAATCGAGCGGCCCGGTCAGTCGTCGAGCCCTTCGCATAGGCTCCAGGCTGCCGCGGCGGCGGCGGCCGCTATCTCATTGGTTGTGGGGAGGCGGCGCTTTCCGCCCCGGGCCCGGCGGGCCAGTTCGTCGGCCGCGTAGCAAATCTCGTCGGCATAGAAACCGGCTTTCTGGCTGTCCGGCATCGCGTTGAGGGCCGACCGACAATCGGCGATCGTGAAATGCAATTCGGCATCGCTCATGCGGCGGCACCGTGCGGGGTAGGTGGCGTGGTCGATCTGCGGGGCGTGGTAGGCGGGCATGGGTTTTGCTCCTGGTTGTGGTGGGTTGTGGTCGGGCGTTGTGCCCGGCCGCCCGGTTTCCGGCCGCCAGGTTGGCGGCCGGTGGCCGGGGGGCCGCGGCGGTCAGTAGGGGAAGCCCTCACGCCAGTAGCAGGGAGCCGGCCGTTCGTCGTCGGCCTGGTCGTCGTCGCCGGCGACTACCTCGCCGATAAACTCCTCGTCGCCGCGGCCGCCGTCGTCGGTGCGATAGACGCTGACGGCGTCGCCATCGTCGGCCCCTTCGTCGGCGAGTAGTTCGCGGGCGTAGTCGATGGCCGCTGAGTCGGTGACGGCGTCAAATCTCGTCGACGGGCCGCGGTCAAATCGTGCAAGGTAGTCGGGCATGGTTGTGGCTCCTGGTTGTGGTTGTGGTTGTGGGTTGTGGTCGTCAACGTGGCGGCCATCCCCGGTGCCGGCGTCCGTGGGCGACGCCGGGGGCGGGGGCGGCCGCGAGTCATGCAGTCGCCTTGGCTCGGCATCGCTCGCGCCAGACTTCCGAATAGCCCCGACCAAGCGGACTAAGGGAGTCGAGAAAGTCGGCCGGGGCGTCGTGGTAAAACGGGCCTTCGGTTTCGTGAATCCATTTCATCCCCACCTGACCGCCGCGGCGGTTCACTAGGACAACAACGGCCGTGGTTGGTCCGTTGTTGGGTTGCTGGAATGCAACGTATGAGGCCCCGCCGGCCCGGTGATACTTCACGACCGTATAACCGCCTTCGGCCATGCTCTTTCGGACCAGCGATTCGGTATCGAGCCCGGTCGTCTGATAATCCCATCCCATGATCGTCTCTCCTGGTTGTGGTTGTGGTCGGTCGGAAGTCGGCCGGCCCGTCTCCCCTGCCCCGCGGGCGGGCAGGGGGTGCGGGCGGGTCGGCTACTGGTTGGCAAAGACGTAGACGCCGGACGGGCCTCGGATCGCTTCAACGTCGCCGGACAGTTCCAGGTCGCGGGCCATCCGATCCCAGTCGACGTAGTGGGCTGGGTGCCACCATTGACCGGACGCGGCCTTGTCGGCGTCTTGGTTGTGGCCCAACTCGTCCCATAGGTTTTCGACGTAGTCGGCGAGCGTGTACCATTCGCCGCGGAACACGTCCGCGAAGTCGTCGGGGTCGCGGCCTGGTTCGTTGCCAAGCCAAGCCAAGAGCGCCGCCGCATCGCCACCGGCCGCCGCTACGGCTTGGCCGATCGCCGCGACGCGGTCGAACGATTCCGACTCTCCGATTGCCCCTAGTCCCTCATGGTCATGGATCGCCCACTCGTCGGATCCGTCGTAGTCGGGCGATGCCGCGAGCATTTCCGCGACCTGGTCGCGGATCGTGTCGGCGTCCTGGTTGGCGTCGATCCAGCGGCCGTGGAGGCGGCCGGAGTTGTAAGCCGAAAGGCACGCGACATAGACGCGGGGGGTCGGGTTGTTGGTTGTGGCATTCATCGTCGTCTCTCCGTTTAAGTGTTCCGGCCGATTGAATCCCGCGGCCGGTTCGGGGTTGTGCTGTTGGTTGTGTCCGATGGGAGACAATAGGTTAGAAAGGAGCGGCGACCAGGTGGGCACGAACACGGGGCCGGCCGGCGGTTGGGTGTCGCTGGAAGAAAGCCACGTCTGCCGCGGCCACCAGCCAGTTGCGGCCGACCTTGCGGCCGCGGACCCTGCCGGACCGGACGAGTTGTCGAAGCCATTGCTCGGTTATGTCGGCGGCGGCAGCGGCAGCAACCAGGCCGGTCCAGGTGGTTTCAACGTCGTCGGCGGCGGCCGCCTGGTCGACAACGCGGGCGATCGCCTCACGCATCACGTCGTCGGCATCGCGGAGTGTCGGGGCGTCGCCGGCCAGGTCGGAGTAAAGGTCGGCCGTCGCCATGCCGCGGAATGCGGCCACAGTGTCGAGCGACAAGTTGGCAGCATCGCCGGTCGTGAAAGCATGGCGGTTGGCAAACTTGGCCCGGCCGCCGTGTTGGTCGCCGGACAACTCCTGGAAAGCCTCGCGGCGGAATGCGGTCTGGCTTGAAACCAGGTCGGATTCCATCGCCCGCATTTCGCGATAGACCGCCATCACGTCGGCCCACTCGATCCCAGCGGCGGCGGCGGCGGCTTTATGTTCGGTCGTGTTCATCGTCTTTCGCTCCCGTGTTGTGGTCATAGTATCCCATCGGATAGTACGCGTCAAGTGCTCCACACAAAAATATTTTTGTGTGCTGGAATACGGGCGTTGCTGCGAAGTTGTTTCCGACCGGACACTTGGTAAGTGAGAATCCGACCATCGACCAGCGACTAGCGGCGAGCGACCAGCGGTCAGCGGTCAGCGGTCAGCGGTCAGCGGTCAGCGGTCAGCGGTAAGCGGTCAGCGGTCAGCGGCGACCAGGTCGCCGACCTGGTCGCGGTCGGCCGGTCGTGAACATGGTCGGCTATCGAAATACCCCGCGGCCGACGGCCGTCGGCTATCGAAATACTCGCGGCCGGTTGGCTGGCCTGGTTGGGCGGGCTTGCGAAATACCACTTGTGGGGGGACCACCCCCCTTACCCCCACGCCGGGGGGCGGGTCCTTCCGCCCCGCGGCACGCGGGGTGCCCCGGCTACGAACGCCATAGATTTATTGACTCCGCGCCAAAACGCCCCCAAGAGCCCCAGAACCGCCGACACCTGCTGGCCGCGATCCTCGCAAGGCGTAAGCAGAAGTCGGTCGTCGCGCACGCAAGATTTCGGGGTTTACGGAAACGTGGACATGAGTACACCACAGGGAAACCTTGGAGGTTTCCCGCATGGTCGTGCGTCACCCGGAACTCGTGGAAAAGGCCCGAAAGAAGGCCGAATACAAGAAACGATTCAAACAGCGACTAACTCACGACCCAGAAGCCCAAAAGACACATCAGGGCAGACTTGACAGGTTTCGTGCCAGAATAGCGGCGGACCCGGCGTTTAGGGAACGACGGCGACTGTCGGCGGCCGCAGCAACGGCAAAGCGCGACCCGGATCAACTCCTTATTGAGGCCCGCGAGCGGATGAGTCGTCTTCGGAGTGATCCAAGCAAGCGAACAGAGCAGGCAGAATTACTTCGGAGACGCAGAAAGAAACCAAAGTACAGGGCGATCGCATCGCTCCGGAAGGCCGTCCACCGTGTCACGAAAGGAGGCCAAAAACGATTTCGCTCAAGCAAGTATCTCGGCATCGACCTCCACGATGCCAAGCAATACATTGAGTCTATGCTGAGTCCGGACTGGACGTGGGACAACCACGGCAAGGCGTGGCAAATCGACCACATCTTCCCGGTCGCAAAGGCCAACCTGTCCGATCCTATTGAGCGCATCGCCGTGTCCAACTACCGCAACCTCCGTCCTCTTTCTGTAGCCGAAAACAGGGCCAAAAGTGACAAGGTCACGGCGGAGGCCCTGCTGCTTTTTGAGGAGTTAAAGCGGGAGGCGGCTGCAACGCTTGCCGCAGCCCAGATTCGGGCGTGACTGGATCGTCAATGTCCAGCTCCGGCAGCCCCGCCAGCGAGTTGAACGTCGACGGGCAGATCAGCGGGTCGACATAAACACGCTGCAGCCGAGGGTCGTAGTGATCGAGCAGCTCGGTCGCCGCCCCCCTGCCAAACTTGGCCGCCAGATAACTCGCCGCCATCCGGCGAAAGCCGTGAAAGCCTCGCCCTCGATACTCCACGCCCGCGGTGCGGCATAGCACCTGGAGCGAGGCCCACTGACTGCGGCCCTTCCTATCCCAAGGCCAGACGAGATCGTCGTCTCCGCGGCGGTGCTCGGCAAGCATCGTCGCCAGCCGCGGCGTGATCGACCGGACGATGTCTCTCGTGCTCCCCTTCCGCGTGTCGGCCAAGAACAACATCGTGTGCCGATCAAGGTCGACCTGAGCCCACTTGATGCTGGTCAACGCTTCAAAGCGTTCACCAGTGCATACCGCAGCGTAGAGCAGTGTCGGCCACCACCACTTCGCCGGCAGACCGCCAACCTTGCCGATGCGGTGCCTCGCCTGGCGGATCAACGCCGACGCCTCGTCGGCGGTGTAGGCACGACCGGTCGGGATCGACTCCGGCACCCGCACGCGAGGCACCTCGGGGAACTCGTCGGCAAACTTTCGCCGAGCGGCGTACTCCCAGGTCGCCCGGATCATGTTGCGATCCCGCCGCACCGTGGCCGGCTTCGGCAATCGGCCCCGCCACCCCGGCGTGGCCTTTCGCCACTCGATGTACCCGGCGACCGTGTCGACGTTCAGATCACCGACCGTCGCTGGCCGCTCGAGGAAACGCTCGAACCTGGCCCACATCATCTCGTAGAGAGCCAAAGTCTTCGGCTTCAGCTCCCGCACCCTCGCGTATCTCGTCGTTAACTCCCTGACTGGCATCCCTCGCGTCATGGCATCTCCCTGTTGTGATGCCGGGCAGTCTGACTGATTACTGGACGCTAGTACATCACCCTTCCGAGGGGTTCGACTCCCCTCGCCTCCACTGCAAATCTTGCCCGGCCACTTCAACTCTCGCAGACCGGCCCAGCCGAAGCAAGCGGCTGGGCCGGATTTGCGGGTCTGGGGGGTCGGGCGGATTGGACAGTTTGACTCTTCATACGCTTGCGATACTATCAGGGCATGGTGATGGCAATCCAAACCAACCGCAAACTCATCAGCACCCGCGAGGCCGCGAAGATTCTCGGCATCAGCATGGGGCGACTTCGCCGCATGGCGCTGGATGGGATGCTTTGGAGTGAGCACATAGCCGCCAACGCTCGAGTCTTTGACGAGGCCGAGATCAAGACGCTGGCGAAGGTGCCGAGAGTGACGGGCCGCAAGCGAGGCGGATTCCGCCCCGGCTGATTTACGCGGATTCTCAAGCGATTTCTCTCTTTCAAGAAAATACGCTTGACACGTTTACACGATTGCGTATCTTTCCTCACATCGTTGATACGCACTCGTACCAACGACCGAGTGGCTTCAGATTTCCACTCCCCCACTTCAAAGAATCGACGAGCTACACGACGCAGAAAATCGTTTGACGGGTATCTGAACATCGGTACAGTACCCCCACACAAGAGAACCAGCGGCCGATCACGGTGATCGGCAGGAACGACAGGCGAGGGACGCGCCATGACACGCAAAACCGCAGCATCGGCGTCCCTCAGAACGAGAGGACGCCAAGATGGACAACCAGCAGCGATACCAGGACCGAGAAAGAGACCAAGCCGACCCGACCGAGCCGACCATCCAGTTGCTCACGACTGCGATTCAGATGAGCTGGTCGGCGGACGAGGAGTACCGGCGTCGGGTTCAACGGTGCGACTACCTCCCGCCGGATGCAGCTCCGGTGAACGTGCGGAATCTCTACGGAGTGCCGCGGGGGAGGTAGGTGAGGTCGTCCGCACCCTACGGGTTCGGATGGCGACCGCCGCAATCGTCTGCACGCGGCGACTGCCGCTGAACGAGACGATCGACATGGACATCGAGCAGCGGCTGATCGCCGGTGATCTTGAGGTCATCTACGACTCGACACGCGAAGCGATCGCCGACCTGGAGACGATCGCCGACCGTATGGCCGACCTTCTCTGCGGCGAGCCGGAGGCTCTGCGGCGGCTCTCCGAGGTGCGACTGCGGCAGAACCGCACGGGAAAACCGTGGCACGGCGGTGCAATCACCGCGGCCACCAGCAACCAGGATGCCGGCGTGACGGATCACGCCGGAACGGAGCCGCGGGGACCGCGGCGTGAACAGGAACCACCCCGCCGAGCCAAGGCTGGCAAAGCGGCAACGAAACGGAGCCGTCGTGCTGAATCTTAATCGCTACCTCGGAGACCGAATCCAGATCGGTCCGGACGTAGTCGTGGTGGTGCGGGAGATCCGCGGAGCGGGCGGCGGTCGGCCAATGGTCAAGCTGGGCATCGAAGCACCAGCCCACATCTCAATCAGACGAAGCGAACTGGAGGTCATCAATGACAAGTGGAATCGATCCGAAGAGAGCCAGCGTGAAAGCGGCGGACGGCCGCCACTCGCTGGGCATTTGCCGGGCGTTGAAGTTGCTCCGGGCCGCACGATTGATGCTCACGAGCGTCAGTGCGGTCGAGGGCTATAGCAGGAGTTTCGACGGTGACGTGCGGATGGTCCGCACGGCCGTGAGGCAGTTGGAAGAGTGGGCGCACAAAGAGGGAGTCAAGACATGAAGATCACGAAGGGAAAGCGGCAGACTGCAAAGCGGGTGGTGCTGCACGGTGTTGAGGGAATCGGCAAAAGCACACTTGCCAGCCAGTTCCCGAAACCCCTGGTGCTCGACACCGAGGACGGCACAAACCACCTCGACGTGGATCGGGTGACGATCACGAACTACCTCGAGGCCGAGGGAACCCTGCACGAGTTGGCTCGCGACTCGCAGGGATACCAGACGGTCGTGATCGACTCCGGCGATTGGCTGGAGCGGCTTCTCATCGAGAACCTTCTTTCCAAGGCCCAGAAGCGGAGCATCGAGGACTTCGGATTCGGCAAGGGCTACACGATGGTCGCCGAGGCGATCGGTCGCTTCCTCACGGTCTGCGACTCGCTGGTCGAGCGTGGCATCAACGTGGTGATCGTGTGCCACACGACCGTGAAGCGGTGCAGCCCTCCGGACATGGACGAGGGCTACGACCGGTTTGAACTGAAGCTGACCAAACAGAGCGGGCCGCTCGTCAAGGAGTGGGCCGATTGCATCCTCTTCGCGAACTACAAGACCAGACTTGTCGCTGGCGAGGATGGCCGCACCCGTGCGAAGGGTGGCAAAGAGCGGGTGCTGCACACCGAGCGGACGGCCGCTTGGGACGCGAAAAACCGCTACGGGCTCGCCCCGGAACTGCCCATGACCATCGAGGCGTTGGCCCCGCTGTTCGCGAGCGTTCCGGCGTCCAAGCCCGGCTGGGGCGACCGCGTCAAGGCCGCGGCGTCGGTTGAGGAACTGGACGTGATCGAGGGCGACGCCGACGACGCCGTGACGGCCGGCGACCTGACCGAAAGCCAGCGGAACACGCTGGGCAACGCGATCTCAAAGCGTCGTGGAGTTCTTTCACCCGAGGAGGTTCCAGCATGACCGCGGTCGAACGTGACGAGGAGGCCCGCCATGCGGCGGCCATGCAGATCGTCGAGGACACCGCCACCGCGTTCAAGCGTGGTGCGGTGAGCTTCAACCGAGCCAAGAGCATCATCGACGACGCCCTGGTGGGCGACGCCGATCGAATCGTGAAGATCCAGTCCAAGCCCTACAAGCCAGAGGTGACAACGTGAAGTTCGACAAGTTCACAGACCAGGATTTTGCAGCCAGCACTTTGCCGGACGGCGATCACGACATGGAGATCGTCAAGGTCAAGAGCGTCACGACCAAGAAGGGCCAGGAGTTTGCCGTCCTCGTGCTCCGAGACGTGGCCGACTCTTACGACCAGGTGGAGAAGTGGCTTTCTCCGGACAGCAAGCGAGACCAGAGGACAGCGATGGATCTTAACGCTGCTCTCGGCCGGCAATGGGACGCGGAGATCGACGACTCGATCGCCGGCCAGGTCGTGGCGATCGCCTCCAAGCGTGCCGTGAAGGACGGCGAACCGGTGCTCGACCAGGACGGTAACCAGCGGGTGTACATCAACGGCTTCATGCCTGCGACCGGCACGGGGGCCGCTGACCCGAAGCCAGCCGCGGCTCCTCGAGCGAATCGGACCGCCACACAAAAGGCGGACGCGGCGACAGGCGCGAGCGGCGACGACATCCCGTTTTAGTCCATTCCAGAAAAAGGAAAACCATCATGGCAACCCTGTACCAAACCCACGTCTTCCCGAACGGCGAAATCTACCGATTCAGCGGCGAGACGGTGGTCGTCGGCAACTTGACCTATGTCAAAAGAACACACCTCACCGACCTCGAGTTGGCGGATCGCTTCTGCCCGACCGCGGAGGCCGCTGACCAGGCAGCGGCGATCAAGATTCAGAAGCAGATAGCCAACCTCCAGGACGTTCTCGCGAAACTCCGGCCGCTCCCGGCCGCAGCGGCTGCCTCTTCATCGGCCGCAGGGAGAGCGCAAGCGGTGGTCGCGACATAACTCCGCAGCCGGAGGCTGGGTGGCGAATCTTCCCGCCAGTTGACCAGTGACTCCGACCGGTCGCGGCACGTCACGCCGCAAACTCAAGGATGGGTGCGTACACGAGTGATTGTTTTGAGGCATGGAGGTCTGCAAATGGCGAATGACGTTGTGTTGATCGCGGTGGTGAAGCAGATCATCGCGTCATGGGAGGCCGGCGACGCGTCGGCCGACGTGACCGTCGACCTCATCGCGGATGCGGTCGAGGGCCGCGGCGGGGTGGTGGCATGACTGCGTCATGGTCTACCGACGACGCGATCTCGGCACTCCCGCTGTTCGCGAAGCCCGCAGCGGCTTGCACGGCGAAGGCCGAGCGGGTGGCCGGCTTCGACACCGGCGCGGCCCGTGCGGCAATCCTCGAGGCCCTCACGAAGTCTGGCCGTGCCATGACCGGCGAGGAGTTGGTGGATCACTGCCAGCGGCTGGGCCTGGTGCCGCACGACGCCAGAGCGTTCGGCAGCGTGTTCTCAGGGCTGGCAAAGCAAAACCAGATCGTTTCGGTCGGATTCGCGGCCCGGCGTAAGGGTCACGGGACGGCAGGGGCGAGGTTGTGGAGGGTGAAGTGAGCGAACAAGCGGAGCAAGCCGCCGTGCAGCAGGAAGAAGAAGTTCTTTTCGCACCCGAGGAGAAGTTTGCGAACCCACGCGATCACCTTGGCAGGACTGCGGCTGAGTTTGCGGTCGGGTGCAAGAAGGGCGACGAATGTATGTGCCCAGAATGCAAGCACCCTCTTTTGGTGAGGTCTGGTGAAAGGATTTCTTGTCACTTCGCGCACGCCAAGGGTAGAGCAAACACTGGGTGCAAGGGTGCGTTTGAGACTCCGTGGCACTTTGCCGCAAAGGTTGCTGCAAGCAATCGCGAGGGATGGCAGAGAGAGTGGAACGACGGAGAATGGAGATACGACGCGTATAACACGAAGACTGGAGAGGTGTTTGAGGCCGTTCACTCACTCAGTAAGACGTACATCACAAAGCAGCGATACATCGCATCCACAGGCCGTAAGTCTGTGTGGCTATTTGACTCCGCAGCGGAGTTCTGCCAGCAAAGCCGCGGGCTGCGTCTTGATATAAAAAAGGCGTTCGTTGGCATCCTGTTTTGCTCTGACATCTTGAAACCGAAGACGTGCGACCTCATTGACGAGCTTGGTCCGGAACGATGTTACCTGCACTACCTTGGGCTCGCATGGAAGTGCGTTGGGCGAGGCGAATGGAGGGCGTGCCTTAGTAACGAAGAGATTTCGAGAGTTATCTACGGCCACAGCGGCCTAAACAGCATGCTCATAGACATGCGTGCGAGCGGCGATTATCCAGAGACAAAGGTGTGGTTTCGTGACGGCGCGGACCTCGTAAGCACTTCGTGGAGCGAGATAACGGCGGATAACCTCGTCGCGTCTGTTCGCAATCGGTACGACACCATGTACCAAGAGTGGCTGTCAGATAACGTCAAGAGGTCGCAGGACCGTCGCCGCAGGAACAGGCGGCAGAGGCGGCCTGCAACGGCCGTGGATGTGGCGACAAGGCCGACGCCTGTTTGCGGCATGCCAGCCAAGGGGTTGACTGACGCTCAATTGGCGACGGCAGAGCAAATAGCAGTTGCAATCGCTCTATCGCACAGACAAGAAGCCTGCACTGTTTCTAATCAGCCGCCCAATCAACAGAAGTGCTTCCCGCATTCTCCCGCGATCTCGGGATTAGACCACCGAGGGTGGTGCGAGTATTACTGCGAGAACTGCGGCAAGTGGCTTGGGTACGCACCAGGCACGGGAGGTACTTTTTTCCGCCAACTGTGTGACGCAAGGGGCGGGCAATGACAGGCACCCCCGACCACTTTGACGACCTGCGCATGATGATCGAAATCGCCGACCTCTTGGACCTTGAGCTGCGGCCACCGGCCGGAAGCAACAAGTGGTCAGCAGACCTCATGTCAAAGTCGGCCAGCCGGCCAGCAGTAGGCGTCCAGGGCCGGATCCTCGACGCGATGGACGACAAAAAAATAAACCCGATGCAGGCTCAGGCGCTGCTCTTCCTGGTCCGCCGCCGTCTTGACGGCCGCGGGCCGGGTATTTCGATAGTGGACGATAACGGCAACTTGCGGCCGATCAACATGGAGGTGGTGAATGGCACGAGCCCGTAGTATCAAGCCGTCGTTCTACAAGAACGAGCACCTGGCCGAGTGCGAGCCGATGGCTCGTCTCCTGTTCATCGGCCTCTGGACACTGGCCGACCGCGACGGCCGCCTTGAGAACCGCCCAATGCGGATCAAGGCCGAGCTGTTCCCTTACGAAAACTGCGACATGGTGAGCCTGCTCAAGCAGCTCGCCGACAAGGGCTTCGTCCGCGCCTACGAAGCGGGCGACAAACGGGTGCTCGAAATACCCAAGTTCCGGGAGCACCAAAGGTGTCACCCGGAGGAGCGTTCGGAGGGGTTCCTGCCACCCCCAAACGGAGGAAAACCGGGAAGTCCGGCGCTGGAGCCGGGAAATCCAACAACAGAGCCGGGAAACTTCCCGGCTTTTCCCGGCAATGTAGCTGCTCCAGACAAAAGTGCGGTTTTTCCCGAGGAAAACGCAAAACCGGGAAGTCCAACGATGGAGCCGGGAAGTCCAACGACGGAGCCGGGAAGTTTCCCGGCGATTTGCGCCTCTTTCCCTCTTCCTCTTTCCTCTTTCCCTCTTCCCTTTTCCTCTTGTGCTCCGAGCAGTCCCGCTCCGCGGGCCGGCTCCGAGCCGACCGACTCCATCCGGTGGTCTGCTAGCGCAGGGTGGGAGGGCATCAGCGATCCCGACCTCGCCGAATGGGCCGCGGCCTACCCGGCTGCGGACATCCCGGTCGAGCTGGCCCGGGCCACTCAGTGGCTCAAGGCGAATCCCAAGAAGGCGAAGAAGTCGAACTGGCGGAAGTGGCTGACGACGAGTTGGCTGAACAACTGCCAGGACCGCGGCGGCACTCACCGCGAGGCCGCGAAGCGGCCGGACGATCGCCGCTCTGCGGCTGACGCTGCAGCCGAATGGAAGCGTTCCGTCGAGGATCCGGAGGTCGCCAGGCGACGCGCCGAGTTCCTCGCCATCAAGTCACAGAAAGCCGGAGGCCCCGCATGACAACTGCCACCACCACCACCCCGAAGCAACTCGCTGTCATCGACGCGATCGTCGACCTGACCGCGGAGCGCGGCTATCCGCCGACCATGCGGGAGATCGCTGCGGTGATCGGGTCGATCCACTCGGACGTTCAGCAAAAGCTATGGCGGCTGCGGCGCGACGGGAGGGTGACGTGGGACGAGGGGCGGGCAAGGACGGTGCGGGTGGTGGAGGTGACGCAATGACCATCCTCGGCATCGATCCCGGCCTCTCCGGCGCTCTCGCCCTCGTCTCTGACGAGGGCCTCCACGTCCTCGATATGCCGGTCGCCGAGGTCCGCGGCAAGCGTGTGATCGACGCGGCCCGGCTTGCCCACCTCGTGCAGCGAGGCTTTCCCTTCCAGCCCAACCACGTCGTCCTCGAGCACGTCCAGGGCGTGCAAGGTTCGGGGGCGACCTCGGCATTCAACTTCGGCCGCGGCTTCGGACTGGTCGAGGGCGTGATCTCTGCCCTCGGCTATCCGCTGACCCTCGTCCGCCCGCAGTCGTGGACGAAAGCCGTTGGCGTCAGCCGGGACAAGGGCGAGCACCGGCTGGTGGCGAGCCGGCTCTGGCCGCGGCACGCGGAGCTGTTCGCTAGGGTCAAAGACGACGGCCGGGCCGACGCGGCACTCCTCGCACACTGGTACGCGAGGCACGGCAATGGGTAGACCCAAATCCGCACCGGCGGTCCAAGTCGCTGCAGCCGAGCGTGCGCGTGAGCAGACAATCGAGCGCGGCCGCGAGCGGACCCGCCGCGGTGCCGACATCGGCGAGATCCCGCCGGTCGTGAACGTGGCCCGGCGCGAGTCTTGCCGGCTCGACCTTGAACTGTTCCTCACCACCTACTTCCCATACTCGACCGGTCTCTCGCCATTCTCGCCCGACCACAAGAGGGTGATCGCCCGCATACAGGACTGCATCATCGGCGGCGGCCGATTCATCAACGCGGTGTACCGCGGCTTCGCCAAATCGACGGTGAGTGAGAACGCGCTCTTGTGGGCGATCCTCTACGGCCACCGAAAGTTCGGCGGCATCTTCGCCGCCGAATCGGACCTCGCGGACAAGGCGATCAACTCCGTCCGCACCGAGCTATCCGACAACGACCTCCTCTTCGAGGACTTTCCCGAAGTCTGCCACCCGGTCCGGTGCTTAGAAGGCAAGGCCCAACGCTGCAACTCGCAGACGTACAACGGCGAGCGGACTCATATCGGGTGGCGGAAGGACACGCTGGTCATGCCGGCGATCAAGGGCTCGCCTTCGTCCGGCTCGATCATCATGTCGCGCGGCCTCACCGGCTCGATCTTGGGTCTGCGGTGGAAGACTCCGGACGGCCGGCAGCTCCGGCCGGACTTCACGATCGTTGACGACCCGCAGACTCGAGAGTCTGCCCGGTCGCCGGTGCAGTGCTCCTACCGGCTGGAGATCCTGACCAAGTCGGTGATGAAACTCGCCGGCCACACTCGCAGCATGGCGTGCGTGGTCAACGCTACAGTGATCTCGACCGGCGACATGGTCGACCAGCTCCTCGACTCCAGCCGGTTCCCGGCCTGGCAGGGCGAGCGGATCCCGATGGTTCGCAAGTTCTCCGACGGTCACGACGACCTATGGATGAGCCACTATCGCGATTTGCGATGCACCTTCGCGAAGGACATTCCCGGCGACCAAGCCCGTGCCCACAAGGCTGCAAACGAGTTCTACCTGGCGAACCGCACCGCGATGGACGCCGGCTGCGAAGTATCGTGGGCGTCGTGCTTCGACCCCGACGCTGAACACTCCGCGATTCAACACTCATACAACGCGCTGATCGACGACGGTGCGGACGTGTTCGCTTCAGAGTTTCAGCAGAGCCCGATCAAGGACGAGGCGGCCAGCCTCGGCGTCACCGCAGAGGATCTCCGCGGTCGCGTTCTCGAAATACCCAGGTGGGTATGCCCACGCGGGTGCGACACGCTGACAGCATTCGTGGACGTGCAGGAAAAGCTCCTCTACTGGGCGGTCGTGGCGTGGGGCAGCCAACTCCGCGGGCACCTCGTGGCCTACGGGGCGTACCCGGAGCAGGGCCGGGCGTACTACACGCTACGCGACGCCAAGAAGACTCTTGTGTCAGCGGCCGGCGGCGTGGCCCTCGAGGCCGCGATCCACGCGGGGCTGGAGTCGGTGGCGTCGATGATCCTCGGCCGGGAGATCAATCGAGAGAACGACGACGCGGTTCTCCGGGTCGGCCAGTTGTTCGTGGACGCGAACTGGGCACAGACGCACGGGGTGGTAAGGGACTTCGCACGTCGATCGTCGTGGGGGCCGCGAGTGCTGCCGACCCACGGGCGATTTGTTGGTGCGTCGGGCCAGAGTATCAGCGACAAGGCTGTGGATCGGGGCGAGAGGATCGGTGCCAACTGGCGGACCTCGACGATTCAGAAACAGCGCCACGTTCTCTACGACACAAATGCGTGGAAGACTTTCGTGGCGACGCGATGCAAGCTGCCGGTCGGCGATCCGCTGGCGTTCACCATCCATGCCGGCCAGCACGAGATGCTTGCCGAGCAGATGAGTGCCGAGACGCCGGTCAGGGTGGAGTCGAAGATGCGGATCGTCGACGAGTGGCGGCAGATACCAGGTCGCGACAACCACTGGTGGGACTGTTGCGTCGGTGCGGCGGTCGCGGCGTCGTTCTCCGGCCTGTCTGCGGTCGGTGCCGAAGCTCCGCGTGCCGCTCCTCGGAAAACAATCACCCGCGAGGAGATGGCGGCCCGACGTGCCGCGCTGATTGACAAGATGGGTAGGTAGGCTGAGGTTGACGCCCGTACACCAGTGGGCAGAATGCGGACGGTTCGATTGCACCTCGATTCCGAAAGGAAAACACCATGCGATTTCTTACGCTTCTCGCGGTTCTCGTCTGCAGCGCCGCCGTCGGCCAGGACGTGCGGACGTGTGCGAACGGTCAGTGCCGGATGGTCAGCACCACCTCGACGGCACAGGGCGTCGCGGAGATCCAAGCCCGGCAAGGCCGTGTCGGCCACCACGGCGGCAACCGAGGGTTTGAGGGGTGCGGCTCCGGCCCAACCCCGGCCGCAGCTCTCAGAAACTGCTGTTACTCGAAAAACGGGTGGCCCGTCATCGACCAGGGCGTGGCGTTCGGCCACGGCCGCTGGTGGGCGTGCCGCCGGTATGGTCGGTGATTTCTCTCTCCCCAGAAAGGACGGTGATCGTGTTTCGTCTGATCCTGAGTATTTCGATGGCGGCGTTTCTTGGTCTGGTGGGCGTGGCCCTCGCTGGTGCATCGCCAGAGGCCGCTCCGGCGGTTTCCGGATGCCACGGCCAAGCGGCTGCGTGCCACGGCCGGCTGACGGTCGCCCAGCGTGTCGCGGCCCGGCAGACCGCCCGGCAGGATGCTCGAGCGGCCAAGCGTGCCGCCAAGGCTTCCTGCCACGGCGAGCCGCAGTAATGTCCTCCGACTTCTCGCCGGTCACTGCCGTGCTGGTGTTCGCGACATACGTCGTCATCGACGTGCTGTACGCGGCCTACATCATCGCGGTCGGTGACCGGCGGGCGGTTCGGGCCGCTGCCCTCTCGTCGGTGATCTATTCGCTCCTGGCGTTCGGCGTCGTGACCTACGCGGCGAACCCGGCGTATGTCGTGCCGCTGGCGGCAGGGGCTTTTCTGGGGACGTACCTGACCGTCCGGTGGCAACAGGAGTGACATCGTGGAAGCGATCGAACAGTACGCGAACACAAAGCCGATGCCGGCCTCGTCGCTGGAATGGTTGATGGGCCTCGTAGCGGAGAGGCGGCAGGCCGTCGACGAGATTCTTGGATACCAGATCGCCGAGACGCTGCTGCACACTCTCGGTCGAGTGCGGACAACGCCCGACGCGGAGATCGCGGACGAGGGCGTGATGCACCAGCGGTGGACGGGGGATTGATGACGCTACCCGAGCAATCCGACCGAGCGGTGCAACAGACGCGGGAGTTCCTCGTGAGGCTCACGTCGCCGTACGTCGAGGGCGGCATCAAAGGGATTCGCCGCGAGATCCGGGCCGAGGCATCGCGGTTGCTGCGGCACTACCCGTTATCGGGTAACGACGATTGTCCTGACCCGGACAATGCGGCGAACGCGGACACAGTCGGCCGCACACTGGCACGCAGGATCACGGGGCTACAGCCGATGCTTGAGCATCGGGAAGAGGTGCGGCGATTACGGGGCGCAATCGCCGCACGCGAGCCGACGCTCACTGACGATGAGCGGAAGGCTATTGCGTGGTGTGTGGAGATGGCCTTGAACTCGGCCACCGATTGCGTGGACGAGATCCGCACGCTGCGGGGTCTGCTGGATCGACTTTAAAATGGTTGCGCCCGATATACGCGAGGTATATCCTGGGAGCGCCTTTCAAAGCGGATGCAATAATCATCGACGATGATGCGTTTCGCAAACGGCCCGCGAGGTCGCGCGTCTACGTCAAGTTTTGGTGCAAGAAAACAACCGCACAGAAACAGTCGAAAAGTGACAGTTGGCGTGCAGTCTCGTCGTTACTGAACGCATGTACCGGTAGGGTAAAATGGCGGCAAGGAGACCCGCCATGCCAGCCTACCTAGACGATGAGTTTTGGGATGAGGTGGACGCGGAGTCGGACATCGATCACCCGTTCATCGAGTTCCTGTGACGCTAGTTGCGTGAACATTGGTACACTGTTGGTAGGGACGCGAAGCGTCCCACCACCGGGAGTTCACCATGTCCGACAACTCCGACGTGATCGACGCGATCGCAGCAAATCTCGCCCAGCCGAGACGTGCCCGCACCGACGCGGGCGAGGTGGAGCAGCACGAGCTTGACCGCCAGGTGGCGGCCGCAGAGTTCGTGTTGAAGGCCCGGACGCAGTCGTCCGGCAGCCCGTTCGGCTCCCTGCGTCTGGCGCAGTGCGTGTACCCGGGGGCACACTGAGCGTGGGCATTCTCGGTAGCATTTTCGGCGGCTCTAGGCGATCGTCGCTCCAAGCGACGGTCGACGCCCAGAAGGCCGCGCTCGCGACGATGGTCCGGGCAAAGTACGACGCCGCCCAAACGAGCGACCTCAACCGCAATCACTGGGCCAGCTCCGACCACCTCTCTGCGGACGCGAGTCTCCAGCCGGCGATCCGGCAGATCCTTCGCAACCGGGCACGCTACGAACTGCGGAATAACTCCTACGCCGCGGGCATCGCGAGCACCTGGAGCAACGACCTGGTCGGCACCGGCCCCCGGCTACAGCTCGACCTCGGCCCCGACGTGTCGCCCGAAGCGGTCCGTTCGGTCGAGAATGC